TGTGGGATAACATCCGTGCTAACAAAGGTTCTGGCAAGAAGCCTACAAAAGAAATGCTAGAGCAGGAGCGTAAGATTAAAAAGAAAGCTAAGAAAAAGAAATACTACGCTGGAGGTAAAGTAAAATACCTAGAAGGTGGTCAAGTAAAGCTTGATAAGAACGGCAACGGTGTTTTAGATGCTAACGACTTTAAAATGTTACGTGGTGAAAGCTAAAAAGAAAACAGCAAAAGTAATGGTTGACGCACCCTCTGGATACCACTGGATGGACAAAGGAGGGCGCTACTACCTTATGAAGCATAAAGGTAAGTTTGTACCACATAAGGGAGCATCACTAAAGAAGCCTTTTAAAACTATTGCTTCACACTAATAGGTTCCTCACCAGCCATCTTGCGATAGAATCTAGATACAACTAGTCTACCATTTTGGCTGAGTGCGTACCTTACACGATAATTATATTTGGTTTCATCCCTAAACAAATGATCTTCTCTAACAGCAGACGGAGTAAGCTTATCAAAATGCTTATAGATATACCCCTTTTTAAGAAGCGGGTATACAAGCCTGCGTCCTATGTTTCTTTTCTCATACTTGTACTGACCGGCAATCCAGTCCATCGTGAAGAATTCCAAGTCGTAGACGAAGATCATGAACCGCATCTCTTTATCTGATAAGTCGTACCTAGAAAGCATATCGCTCATTACGATACTCCAGTTCTTTAGGTAGTTGTCTTTCATCCATTTTTCCTTGAGATAGGAGAAATCTCTGAACATCTTTGTTTTCGCTACTCTTCCCTTGGGCATAAGCCTTTTATTAAATTAGTATCTTTGTATAAAATTAACTAAATATACAGTTATGAGCACATTGGCTGGTCAAAAGATAAAAGATAAATACGGAAACCTACTACAAGTAGAGGGTGGTGTTACAACAACTACCAAAACAGTAGAAGACGGTACCGGAAATACAACAGCTTTAAAAGTTTCAAGCACAGAGGTTGAGATAGCAGGAACACAATCCTACACTAGTGCACCTACTACAGATAACTCAGAGACCACAGGCTTGTTTATAAACGCCAGCAATGAAGTTGTTAAGCGCGAGCTAACAGCAACAGCATTCACTACTGATGTAGCACCTTATCCAGAATCTGTTATTGGTTATGTAGATACACCAATTGTACTTACAGGAACAGGTCAAACTATTGCTTTTAATGCTGCAAACAATAGCACTGAAAACAGCAGTTACCACTTTGGGCAAGCGCCAGCAGACTTTGGTTTTGATCCCGTTTCTGGGACTTTTGAGAACAGAACAGGAGCAGCGTTTCCTGTCCGTGTATCTATAACAGCTGTATTGGAAGTCGCTAATGCTGTTATTCAATATGAATTGCAACGAGCTACTGGTGCTGGGGCTTTTACTACAATAAAGACAGTAGTTAGGGATAAATCAGCTTCAGGAACAAATCGTGCAGATTCATTCTGGGGGGTATTTATTTTACAGCCTACAGAAAAAATTCGTGTTCAAGCATTGGTATCCTCAGGTGGAGCAAGTATCTTACAGGGTACAGAAGTAGAAGTATTTAGAGAAGAAGCAGGTAACATTATTTAATATGAAGAATAACGAGAAAGATGCCATTCACGAAATCCAGGAGCTTATACTAGCAATAGCTGCTGTTGCGAAAAAGTACGACATCGAGGACTCGTTTATTTCTTGTGTTGCTGTTGGTTTTTTAGATATGGACAGCGCTTATATTGACGAAGAAGGTCAAGAGCGTGCTAATATGAACCTCTTATCATCTTTCTCTGTAACAGACGAAGAAGAATTAGACGATCTTCTTTCCTACTGTGTTGAAGCTTATCGTCAAGAAAGTCAACCAGACCCAGGAAGTATTGATTACTGGATTGACTTAGCCCGTAGAAACGGAGATATAAATTAAATAAAATGATACGTAAGATTATTATAGGGGAGAACCCCTTAAAAGCTATGGCTTATTACATAGGTCAGCGAGCTGGTGAATCTACTGTAGACACCATTATACTCGATGATAAGTACTTGCACAAGTACGGAAAAACACAATACCTTATTTACATTAAACACCCTAAAGATGGTGTTATGCTTTGGAAGTCCGTATTGGACATGCCAGTGCTTTTAGAATACGACTGTGATTTTTCGTAAGTTTGTGTTAGATAAATAACACTACTTAAATTTAATTAACATGAGATCACTGTACGATTTCTTCGTTAGAATGCCTAAAGCTTTTAACGATGAACTAAAGGTTGGCGATAAGTCAATATACCTAGATCCAAAATGGAATGAGTTCCAAAACAGAAAGATGTCTGCTGAGGTCTATGCAGTTCCAGAAAAATACGATACTGCTGTAAAGCCCGGAGACACTATCTACTTCCACCACCACGTTGTTATATCAAATAACGGTAAGGGTCAGCTTGTAGAAGACGACATTTACTTTGTACGCTATGACCCTTATAACAGCAGAAGCACACAAGCTTATGCTTATAAGTCTCAAGATACTGGTGAGATACATCTGTTGTCTGAATGGATCTTCCTAACTCCAGAAGAACAGCCAGATGAAGAAGTTACTGAAAGCGGCATTATTACAGAACTCAAAAAGCCAGAATACAATATGTTTGGTTATGTTCTTTACGATTCGCCAGCTGTACAACAACTCGGACTAAATAAAGGTGATAAGGTAATGATTCATAAAAATACCGACTACCTAATGGAGATAGACGGCAATGAAGTTTACCGCACGCATATAGATCATATTTACGCAACTGGATTCTAATGGGACGTAGAAAAAAATTTGACAGTGTAAACGCTGGCGAAGAGCTTCTACATGCTATGTCTATAGCTATTGAAAACATTACAGAGGAAATTAAAAAGCCTGTAGACAAAGAGCTTAGTGGTAGCCAACGTAGGTCAGAGCTGCAAAGTATAAAACAATCGGCAATAGATGCTAAGGAGCTCATAACAGAATATCAAAAGCTTGAGCAAATGCTAAAAGAGCTTAAGAAAACAGGTCACATAAAAGACGAGGTTGACTACAGCTCAGGCTTTAGTGAGGAATTTGCAAAGAAATAGATGGCTGGATTAGTAAACATAGAAGGTGTTGACGAGCCCGTGGTAAACATATGCCCACAGGGTACTGGTGGTGAGGTCATTAATATATCTGATGTTTACGTGCAGTTACCTGCTGTTCCTGCAAAAAAAGAGATACTCTTTAATAATCTTAAAAAAGAAGAGCAGTACTGGCGCAGGATAGAGCCACCTGTAGATCTAATGAAGATTAGGTCGATGGATGAGTGGAACGATATGCCAAAGCCGTTTAAGGAAAGGTATACAGAATTTATACGTAAGGAGTTTGAGAGACGCCGGAATGGTGTGTGGTTTATGAATAACGGTGAGCCCACCTACATTACTGGTCACCACTACATGTTCTTGCAGTGGTCTAAGATTGATATTGGATATCCTAGCTACTTAGAGTTTCAGAACCGGCTGTCACGACATTTTGTTGCTTGTGAGCATGACCCACGGTCCATGGGGCAGGTCTATGTAAAGTGTAGACGTTCGGGGTATACGCAGATGTGTTCGGGCAATCTATCGGATGAAGGAACCCAGGTTAAAGACAAGCTACTCGGTATTGTATCTAAGACAGGTAAGGATGCCCAGGAGAATGTCTTTATGAAGAAGATAATGCCAATATACCGGAACTATCCATTCTTCTTTAAACCCATTCAAGATGGTACAACTAACCCTCGTCAAGAGCTTGCGTTCCGAGAACCATCAAAGCGTATTACCAAAAACAATAAAACAGCAAACAGAGGCGAGGCTTTAGATACGATTATTAATTGGAAGAACACTACATCAAATGCTTATGATGGTGAGAAGTTACACTATCTGTTTCTTGATGAGGCTGGTAAGATAGAAAAGCCCGAAGATATTACTGAGATTTGGCGAGTACATAGAACCTGTTTGCTTGTGGGTCGTAAGATTATAGGCAAGGCAATGGTAGGCTCTACTGTAAACCCTTTAGATAAAGGTGGTAGGAATTTTAAAAAGCTGGTATACAACTCAGACCCTACAGAGCGCAATGCTAACGGTAGAACAAAGACTGGTTTATACAAGATATTCATACCCTCTTACGAAGCCTTAGAAGGGTTTTTTGATAGATACGGAAATCCCGTTATTGAAGATCCGGAAGAGCCTATACTAGGTGTAGATAACGAAATGATTGAGATAGGTGCTAAAACGTTCTTAAAGAATGAGCGTAAGGCATTATCAAACGACAGCTACGATCTTAACGAGGTTATACGTCAGTTTCCCTTTACTATGGATGAAGCATTCCGTGACTCCACTAAAGCATCTACATTTAACATAGCTAAGATATACGAGCAGTTAGAAAACAATATGGATATGTATCCTAACCCTGTGGTTAGAGGAAACTTTGTTTGGGAGAACGGAGTTCAAGATACTAAAGTGATATTTAGACCCGATGCTAACGGCAGGTTTAAAGTGTCATGGATGCCGCCTGAAGATATACGTAATAACATTCTATTAGCCTACGGAAAGAAAACTCCAGGAAACTCATGGTTAGGTGTAGGTGGTGTGGATAGCTATGACCTTGATGCTACTGTTGATGGTAGAGGATCTAAAGGTGCGCTTCATCTGTACAATAAAGTAAACATTGAGCATCCCTCAAATATGTTTGTTTTGGAATACGCCTCACGCCCTCCATTAGCTAGGATATTTTACGAGGATGTTCTTATGGCTGCTGTTTTTTATGGTTATATGATTCTCATAGAAAACAACAAGTACGGTATTGCTAGGTACTTTGAGAATAGAGGTTACGATGGATACCTCATGGATAGACCAGCACACCTAGGTGGCGGCTCACGTAGCGCTACAAAAACAAAGGGTATACCTTCAAACTCTCAAGACATTATTCAAGCTCACGCCCAGTCTATAGAGGCGTATATACACGAGCATGTAGGATTAAATGAAGAGGGTAATTACGGAAGTATGTACTTTGACAATACCTTGGAAGACTGGATCAACTTTAAAATAGATGACCGTACCAAGTTTGACCTTAGTATTAGTTCTGGTCTTGCGCTTATGGCTGCTCAAAAGTCAATTAAAAAACAAGAGAAGAAAGATAACAGCAATAAGAAATTCTTCCGTAAAGTCAAGGTAATTCAGCGTTAATAAATTATCTATCTTTGTTTCTGATTAATATTCAGCGAAAAGATGAATGTAACAAAGAAAGGAAGCTTCCCAAACCCTCTAGCAAAGCACGCTGAAAAAAGCCAGAAAGAATATGGCTTAGAGTATGCTAAGGCGATGATGAATCAATGGGGAGGGTTAGACACAGAGGGAAGTTTGTATCAAAAGCGGTACAAAGAATTTGAGCAGTCACGCATGTACGCTAATGGTACACAGGACACTCGTATATACAAACAAATACTTAACAGTTTAGATCCAGGTAATGACGATGGTTCTTTGCTGTCTATTGATTGGACTCCGGTTCCTATCGTTCCTAAGTTTGTAAAAATTGTAGCAAACAAAATTATATCTTCTTATCGCTACCCTCAGATTGAAGCTGTCGATCCACTCTCTCAAAGTGAGAAGGATGTAAAGAAAAAGAAAATTGCTTTACAGATTGAAAAAAAGGAGATGATTGCGGAAGCTAAAGCCTCTGGTCTACAAACAGAAGTAGATCCAGATACGCTACCAGATACTCCAGAAGAAGCTGAGATCTTCCTAGAAACAAATGTAAAAACAGATGCTGAGGTTGCAGGTCAACTTGCAACGCAGCTCACACTGCAGTGGAACGATTTTGACGAGCGTATTTATCGCAGGTGTGTTGAAGATATCATCAGCTGTGGTATAGCTGTTGCCAAGCGTACCAATGATCCTAATTACGGGATTACTGAGGAGTACGTAGACCCTTCAATGTTTATCCATAACTATACTGAGGACCCTACATTCTCTGATTTAATTTATGGTGGACACATTAAGCGTATGAGCATTATGGAGCTCAAGCGTTTAGCTGGTGATCAGTTTACAGAAAAGGAGTATACTGAGATGGCTCAGAATGTTATGAATAAGCATTCTAATAGCGCTGAACGTTTTACAGAAAAATACTACGACAAGCAGCTTAACAAGTATAAGTACGGCTATGATGAGTATACCATTGAAGTATTAGACTTTGAGTTCTTATCTGTAGATTCTATGATCTACGAAAACAAGATGTCTCGTCATGGAAACATGGGATTCTATTATAAAGGAGAAGAATATGAAGCTCCTAAGAACTCCGTTTATGACCGTGAGCCAGTATACATGCAAAACGCTACAGTGTATGGCGGTATGTATATTATTGGCACAGACCACTTATTTAACTACGGAAAGCAACACAACATCCCTAAGAATATCCACGATATTTCTAAGGCTCGCTTATCGTATTCTGTAACTTCTGTAAACATGCGTAACATGATACCTAAGTCTTTGGTATCTGGTGTTATTGGGTTTGCCGATCAGTTGCAACTTACGCACTTAAAACTACAGCAAGCAATTGCTAAGAGTAAGCCGGACGGTATCATGGTTGATATTGAAGGTTTAGAGAATGTTGACCTAGGTCGTGGTGGTGAACTTCAGCCTTTAGATATCCAAGACATCTATGAACAAACAGGTGTCTTCTACTACCGTAGTAAAAATCCAGAAGGTGGTTTTCAGAACCCTCCTATTAGAGAGATTGGAAATACCATCCGAAATATCAACGAGCTTATCGCATTGTACAATCACTACTTACGTATGATCCGTGATGCTACGGGTATCAACGAGGTAATGGACGGTACAACTCCAAAAGGTGAAGCGCTAGTGGGTGTAAACCAAATGGCTGTAAATGCCGGTAACAACGCTATCTATGATATTACGAACGCTAGTATGATTCTGTACAGAAAAGTCTGTGAGGACATCTTAAAATGCGTTCAGATACTCCCTGTAGAATCAGTTATATTCAAGGTATATGAAAAAGCTATTGGCAAGACTAATATGTCTGTCTTATCAAGCTTTAGAGATCTTCCGATGTACAACTTTGGTGTCCGGGTTCTCAGTGATCTTAATGATATGGATCGTCAGTACCTTGAGCAAAATATACAGATTGCTTTGGCTCAAAAAGAAATAGATCTTGAAGATGCCATTGCTATCCGTCAGCTAAAAGATATTGACCAAGCAGAGCGTTTGCTTATCATACGCAGAAAGAAGCGTATTGCTCAACAACAGGCTATTGCTCAACAGAACGTACAGGCGCAATCCCAAGCTCAAGCTATGCAACAGCAAGCAGCTGCTCAAGTAGATTTACAGAAACAGCAGGTTCTCGCACAGTTAGACATGCAGAAAAAAGAGTTTGAGTACCAGCTTAAAATGCAGTACGCTCAAATGGAACACCAGATGAGGATTCAACTTGAGCAAATGAAAGGTGAATATGGTCTTGCGGAACAGCAAATTGAAAGTGGTGCTGAAGCTAGAGATGAAGCAATGAAAGAAGATCGTAAAGATGCTCGAGTGAAAACCCAAGCCGTAGAGCAATCTAAGCTATTGTCTCAGCGTCAAGGCAAGCGAGGTGAATTGAATAACGAGGGTCAGAGCCCTCTTGATATGCTAACTCAATAATTATTACCTTTGTTAAGTATTTAGCGCATAGCGCATTGAACACTTGACAACTTAAAATTTGATATACGATGGCTTACGAAAACGTAAACGCAACAGGTAACTTCCAACGCCAAGTTCTTGGTCAGAAGGGATTCAGAAAACTAACTACTAGCGGTACAGGTACTGCAGGTGAATTCTACCGTGCAATCACTGTACTTGCAGACGCTAGCATCACTGTAACCTCAGAGGCAGG